TTATACCAAGCTTGGGTAATAGATTGGAGGGAGGGAGGGAACGAGGGGGAGGAGGAGAGAAAGGGGGTTCCCTATGCACCATAAGAAATGTCGCACAATATAAAAATAGCTTATGAATACAAAACCAGGTACAAAGCGTATAACAGATTTCTTGGATGCAATAGATTGGTTGTTCCAGGTACAAAACTTCGAAAGAGAACTAATCATAAAGGAAAAGGATTGTGAGGATGAGGAAAATAGTACCGCAGCCGATATAACATTCAATGAGCGTTATCAAATGATGACAATAAGCATATATCCTTGTTTCTTTAAAGAGACGCTAGAGAGACAAAGAAAGATGCTTTTACACGAATTGATACATACGATTACCCTTCCACTAAAGACTGCAACCTATGGACTATTGGATGGTAAGTTTATCACCAGGGATGAGGTTGACAAGTTAAACGAAAGGGAAACATCACAATTTGAGAACATACTAGATGCATTATTACAAGGAAAAAAGCATTATGCAAAAGATGCATATAACAATTATTTAAAAGAAAATGAGCACAAACCAAAAAAACCCAGAAGGATTCACAAAAAGTCAAATAAAGCAAATAAATAAAGATATTGAATCACAAAAGAAAGAGCAGAAAATAAAGGATGATAAGCTTAAGAGTGGCCCCGAGGGATTTACCAAGGAACAAATAAAGCAGATTAATGAGAATCAATATATAAACTCTCATACTATCACCGAACTTAAAGATGTTCAAAAGAGATTAGAGGGAATGAACAAAAGTAAAGAATACAATAAGAATTTAAAGATTTCCAAGGATAATATCAAGAAAATGAGAGAATGGGAATCACCCATTGGAAGTCTATATACCAAAGATGATACTAAATATGGTTCTATATTCGTAAAGAAATAATATGCCAAAGATGAAAAAGAAAAGAAAAGGAATGGAGGACGTTCTTAAAATTGCTCGTCCAATACGCAAAAACGGGCACAAGGTGGAACGTGTTTTTACCAAGGCAATGGAAATGGTAGCCAAAGGAGAAACCCCAGACCTAAATCAACTACAAAGAGATGAAGGTTATAGTGAAGAATCCATAAGATGCAACAAGGTTTTTAGAACAAAGACTTGGGAACAAATGAAAGGAAAGGATTTAGAAAGTTTTGTTAAGAATGGATTTGTAGAGTTAGCAGATAGAACGAATGATGACAAGAGAACTCGTTTAGCTTCCTTAAAGGAAATGGCAGACCTATTGGACTTATATCCAGGAAAGAACAGTGGAGCAGAAATGACAATAGAGGTAACAAGAAAATATTTTAATAAAGACAAGAATACAGAAAATGAAGAAGGAATATAATTCCTCAAAGAGAAAAGAGATAAATGTTGAACAGTTCTTACAAGATATTGGATTTGAGCCACACGCTGGACAAAGACCAATTATAGACGCATATATTAGAGGAGATAGAGAAATAGTCTGGGTATCAGGTAGACGTTCTGGAAAGACACTGGTAAATTCTTCCATTGTAGCAATGGAGACAATGATACCAAATTCAAAGGTATGGATTGTAGCTCCAGATTATTCCCTAACCGAAAAGGTATTCAACTATCTACTTCAATATGTTTCAAAGATTTATCCACCAAAGTCATATAAGGTTGGTTCAAAACCTGGAATGAGTTTGAGATTTAACAATGGAAGCGTGGTAGAATGTAAGTCGGCAGACAATGCAATATCCTTATTGGGAGATGAGGTTGACCTATTGATTCTTGATGAGGCGGCTATGATGAGTCCAATGGTTTATGATAGATACCTATTCGCTACAACAGCAATGAGAAAAGGAACTACGATTTTTATTTCAACTCCTTTTAAGAAGAATTGGTTTTTTAGAAAGTATAAAGAGATACAAGAAACAGGAGATGGATTTACATTTAATAGTCCAAGTTCCATTAATCCACATATACCAGTGGAAGAAATAGAAAGAGCCAAGAGAAGTTTACCAGAAGATGTATTTAAACAGGAGTATTTAGCAGAGTTCTTGGATACAGGAGCTGGAGTATTTAGAGGATTTTATGATGTAACAATCGCCAAACAAGATTGTTATGAAGAACCAAAGAGAGAACACAGATATGTAATCGGGGTAGATATAGCCAAGGTAAATGATTTTACGGTATTAACAGTTATCGACAGACAATCACATAAGGTTGTTTACTGGGATAGATTCAATAGGATAGAATGGGACTTGGTGATAGGAAGAATAACTGCACTCGCCCAAAAATATAATAATGCAAGAGTGGTAGTTGATAGTACTGGATTAGGAAATCCAATTACAGAAAGACTACAAAGAAACGGAGTTAGTTGTGATGATTTCAAGTTCTCATCTAAATCCAAGAAAGATTTAATTGATAAGTTAGCAATTTTTATAGAACATAAAGGAATTACGATTCCAGACGAAGCAATATTATTAGACGAATTAGATTGCTTTGCTTGTGAAATGAGTGAAACAACAGGTGCCCTAAAATATTCAGCTCCACAAGGAAAACACGACGACGCAATTTGTAGTTTAGGATTAGCAGTATGGTCATTAAGTGATATAAAAAAGAGTGAAGAAATAAAATTACCAATACCAGATACTACCCCAGATATTTTTAAGAGGAGACAATTTAGAAAACCGACAAAATGAAAAATAAAGAAACAATTACAGGAACAATTACAAGGGAGTTGCAGGAATTTACCGAGGATATTAAAATTCTTGACTCTTGGACGTTCAATCAAAGAGACCAAATAGAACAAGCAATACTTTACAACAACTCAAAGTTTGTTGATGGAGATGTTGACGAGTTGGGATTTAAGAGATACTTTTATAATATAACAAAGTATTCTTGTGGTGCAACAACCAAGGCGATTGATGTGGACACTAAGGATATTATCTTTATGACTGCCGCAGGTGGTGAACCATTAAAGACTTGGTTCTTGGAAAGAGATATTCGTTATTGGATGAAGGATAAATACTTTGGTGAAACTCTTAATAGAATTTGTAGGGAACTTCCTATCTTTGGTAGTGTGGTAATTAAAATGATTAAGGGACAACCATACTTTGTTGATTTAAGAAACTTTGTATGTCAGCAAAATGCCGATTCTCTTAATGATTCTAATTATATAATTGAACAATACTACTACACACCAACCGAGTTTAAGAAGGTTGGAAAAAAGAAAGGTTGGGATGAGGAAGGAATGGATAAGATTTTAAGACTATTTAGTTATTCCCACGACCAATTTATTAGGGTGTTTGAAAGATATGGTGAGGTAGAGAATGAAGATGGATTGAGTGATTATAAAATGGTTATAGTTGCCGATATTCCACAAGATGTTAAAAACAATCCAAGTGTTAAATGGGAGATAAGTGGAGATGTTATTTTAGGAGAAGATTTTATAGTAACCCACCCATACTTCGAGTTCCATATAAATAAGATTAGTGGAAGATGGTTAGGGGTAGGAGTACCTGAACAAATTAGCGAAAACCAAATTAGACTTAATGAGGTAAGTAATGAACAGGTTCGTTCTTCTAAGTGGTCAACCCTAAGATTATTCTGGAGTAGAGACCCTGGACAAAATAGAAACTTATTGACTAGTGCAGAAGATGGAGAGGTTTTAAGAAGTGAAGATGAGATTAAACAGGTTGATATGGCAGATAGAAATCTACCATACTATGAAGCTGAAACATCTAAATGGGAATCTAATGCACAGCGTTCTACATTTACCACAGATATAATGCTTGGGGAAAGAACTCCAGCAGGAACTCCTCTTGGTAGTGCTCAATTAAGTACAGCACAAGCAATGAGTTATTTCGACCAAATGAGAGAAGACTTAGGACTTTCACTTAAAAGGTTCTTATATGAATATGTAATACCTCAAGCAGAAAAGAATCTAAGCAAGGAACATATATTAAGAATTGCTGGTAAAGATTTAGAGAAGTATAATGAGTTACTTCTTAATAAACATATGCACCAAAGATTCTTTGATATAATATTAAAGACAGGAAAGATTCCAGACCAAAAACTTCTAGACCTTTTAAAAGAAGTTGAGATGGCAAGACTAGAACAAGACAAAGAACAACAAGCATTTATTCCTAGTGGATTCTATAAGGATGCCAAATATGATATTGATATTGAAATAACTGGTGAAAGTAAAGATGTTAGAGTTGTGGCTGCAAACCTTCTAAGTGCTCTACAAGCAATGGGAACAGACCCAAGCTTACTAACTGACCCAACAAAGAAAAAGATATTTGGAAAATACTTAGAGATGGGAGGAATATCAATAGAAGATTTTGATGTACCAAGTAAGGAAAGTTTAAATGTTCCAACTAAGGGTGCAGGTGGAGGAGTAAGTGCTCCTGTTAATATGCCAAATGCTGGAACTCAACAAGCAACACAAACACTATAATATGGAAAAAGAACTCAAAATTAAATTAATCGAGGGACTTGCCAAGATGGATGAGGGACAAGCAGTAAGGGAAACCTTAGAAGATTTTATTAAGGATATTGTAGATGTTTCAAATATTAAAAGTGAGATTCTAAATGGTGATAAAGACCGTCTTGTGTCAGAAGTAATAGGTCGAACTTTAGCCCAAAGCTATATAAAAGTTTTGACCAAGACATTAAAACCACTTTTCTCAAAGGATATTAAGAAAAAAATAATAAGATAAAATACGGGATGCGACACCCACCAACACCTAATGGCTCATATGCCAAATAAAAATATGGAAACAAAAACTGAGGAAACCAAAGAAACCACAACGGAAACAGAGGAAACAGAAGTTGAGATAGTAGATGAGAATGGAGAAAAAATTGAACCAGAAAAATATAGTGAGAATGAAAAGAAACTATATGCTAGACTTCAAAAGGAAAAAGAAAAGAAGATAAAACTAGTAGAAGAATTAAAATCTTTAAAGGAATCTAAGGAAACAAAAGAGACCAAAGAAGAATCAAAAGAAAATAAGGAGACAAAAGAAAATAATTCTACTCCTATTGACGAAATTGGTTTAGCTAGAAAGATTAAAATTCTTCAAGAATATGATGAGGAAGAAATAGAATTTGCACAAGTTCTTGCAAAAGGAACTAACAAAGATATTTTAGAAGTCATCAAGATGGAACAATTCAAAACATTTTCAGAAGCAAAGAGAGAAAAAGATAAGAAAGCTAATTTAAGTCAAACACCAAATGGAAGACAAGGTACTTTTGATAAGAAAGACCCTATGTTTGAAAAGTTCTCACAAGGACTACCAAAAGGATTTGATTTTAATCAGAAATAATAAATAAATATTATGGCAAAAGATTTTAAGATTAAACAACAGGGTTCTACATATAGAACAAGAATGGCTGAGAAGGCATCTGCAACTGTTATTGAACCAGGAGATTTGGTTACCCTAGACACTAACTTAATTGTTAAGGCTGGTGCAGGTTCAACACTTTTAGCATACTGTCCTAACGGAGCTGCTGATGGTGAAACATCTATTGAGATTACAGAAGGTAATGACTTTACTTTAACTGGAACAGGAGATGGAGTTTGGAGTGAAGACTACAGAGGAGACTCTGCTGGTATCTCTGGAACAACAGACCTATTAGTAGACGTAACTGGTGCTTCAACAAATGTTATTCAATTAGGAGTAGCAGAAGATGCTGGAGTAGTTGGTTCAACAGCAGACATCGAATTTAAAATAATTCTACCAATCTTTAAGTAGGTTTAGAATTAATTATTAAAATAATATAAAAAAATATGGCTACAGTTTTAGCAGACTACACAAACCTTGCTATCAAGGGAATTAAAGAACCATTTAAATTGGCTCTACAAACAAACTTGGAGCAATACAAGGCAAATCCTTTCATTAAGTATTACAATACAAATGAATATGCCGAAATCTTCTCAAGTTTAGAAGGTTTATCAGGATTTAGAGATTTAGGAGAAGAAGAAACTCCAGATGTTGACAAACTAGAACAAGGTTACAACATCACATTAACAGCAGGAAGAAAAGGAGGTGCATTGATTGTTTCTGAAACTACAATGGTAAGAGCTGGAGATGACACAACTAAGATTGATGCTTACCTAATGGAACAGAGAAATCAGTTGTTAAAGACTGCTTCTAAAAAGATTATGGATGATGCTTTCTATGCATACAACCACGCTTTTGATACAGCCTCAACAATTAACGCTCCTGATGGATTAGAATTATGTGCAACCCACGTTTACAATAGTGGTGCAACATTTACTAATGAAACTACTGGTGCATTAAGTGAAACAACTATTGATGCAGCTTGGGAGTATGCTGGTGCATTTACCGACCCAGAAGGAAAGGAAGACCCACTTAACTGGACAGCAATTATGGTTAAGAAAGGTAGTGCCGCAGCTAAGAAAGCTATTCAGATGTTTGCTTCAAACATTAACCCAACAGCAGTTGATGACATTAACATCTATGCTGGAATGTTAAAAGTTGTTGAGACACCATTTATTAGCACAGCTAACAAGGCTAACTGGTTCTTGATTGATGAGAATTATCACGCATTAGGTTCTCCTGTTGTTTGTGGTATGGTACAGATTCCTACATTCAAAGACCCAATCACATTGGAGAATGAATCTATTCGTTCTAATGTTACTGGATACTGGAAGACAGGAATCGTACGTGTTCCTCAAAATGTTTATGGCTCAACAGGTGCCTAGTCTTAGTTAATTAGTAAGTACTGGGGAGGTTTAATCCCTCCCCACTCCTACGGGAGTTGAAAATAAAAAATAATATGCACAAATATAAAGTAACAACAACTGGTGGTGGATATTCAGTCTTAAACAATGGAGTTGAAACACAAGTTATTTCACAAGATGGTTCTATTATCGCTCCTATTTCTTTAAGTTTAGGTGATGATGATGTTTTAACTGCTGGAACAACCACAACAACAGCGGCAACTAAGATTACATTAGAATTTGATAAAACAACTACTGGTGTTGGACAAGTAAAAATTGGTTCACTATCAGTTCCTCAAGTTCTTAACACTAATCCTGGTGCAAGTGTAGCAGTAGACACAGTAAACATTTTACACTCAGCAGGTGCTGGTGATTGTGATGATTTACTTGGTAGATATACTAAGGTTGCAGTAAGTGGTGCAGGTGATTCTGGTTTAACAATGGTAGCAGACGCTCCTAGAGCTTATGTATTAGCTGGAGTAGCAAAAGAAGTTTATGCTTCACAGCCTTGGATTTCTCACGCAGGAACTGGAGCAGTAACAGCTATGTCTGCATTGTCTGCAAAAGCAGATGTAAATACAGATAACTTCACAGCCTCAACTGTTAATGCTGGACACTTCCACATTGAAGGAGCGGCAACAGTAACAGGTCAATTTGATGGTGTAATGATTGAAGCGTACCCAGATGTAAGAAGTCTTGATTCTGGTTTGGCAATCGCAGTTGATTCTGGTGCAGTAGTTCAATCTGGTATTAGGATTACAGGTACACCTAAAAATGGTATTAAGTTCCAAAGTGGAGCAACTATTTCAAGTGGTGCAGGAACAGATGATGCCTCTATTAAATCAGAACAAGGAGCAACAGCCCCAGCAGGTTCAATTTATATTGGAGCAAATGGAACTGTATTTGTAATGGTTTCAACAACTTGGACAGCTTTGACAATCAACTAGTTTTTATGGGTACTTAGGTCGTAAGTCATTCGGGGGGAAGCTATT